AGTCCGATTGACCCACACGGCGCGACAGGCTTGAGCCACGACCTGGATGACGAAGGATTCAACCCCATCACCGTCACCCAGAACTATACGAACATGTCCGACCCAATGAAGGAGCTGGAAGCAGCCATCGAGGCGGGACGCTTCCACCATGACGGCAACCCGATCATGACCTGGTGTATCGGCAACGTGATCGGCAAGAACCTGCCCGGTAACGACGATGTGGTGCGCCCGATCAAGCAGGGCGATGACAACAAAATCGACGGCGCGATCGCGCTAATCATGGCCATTGGCTCGGTGCTGCGCCTGGTGGCCGGCGGCTCAGGTGGCTTCGATAACTTCTTCGCCAACCCCATCGTGCTTGGCTGATAGGAACCCTATGAAAACTGGTCTCATCATCTTTCTGGTGCTCGCTGCCGGCGGCCTTCTGCTGGGCGTTGCGGGCGTCTATGTGCTGGCAGGTCTGGGTTACAGCCTCTTGGCTGCAGCATCCGCATGCCTCGCTGCTGCCGGATTTCTGCGCAAGGGGCTGACCGGTGGCTAAATCTCTCACTCAAGTGCTTGGGGCGGCTCTGGTCAAATCTGCCGAGCCGGGCATGGCTTCGAGCGTGGCCAGCTGGGCTGGCAGACGCATCGGCCTCACTGAGTCGGCGTTCTGGACCAAGTTCTACGGCACCGACTCGGCGTCGGGCAAGGTAGTCAGCCAGCAGACGGCGCTGCAGCTGTCCACGGTATGGGCCTGCGTCAGGCTTATCGCCGAGACAATCGCCACGCTGCCAATCGCACTCTACGAAGACAAGAACGGCGCGCCGGCCGTGGCCAGCTCGCACCCGGTCAACTTCGTGATCAGCCAGCAGCCCAACGCCGACCAAACCCCAGTGGAGTTCTGGGAGAACGTCATGGCCAGCCTACTGCTGCAGGGCAACGCTTTCTGCGAGCCGCACATGAGTGGCCGGGCGCTGACCAGTTTGGAGTTCCTGCTGCCGCAGAACATGTCACCGCCGCGGCGCCTGTCCGATGGGCGCATCGAGTACCGCTTCATAGACGCCTTCGGCAAGCCTCACACGCTTACGGACGAACAGATGGTTCACGTCCGAGCGTTCGGTACTGATCCGTTGTGCGGGCTTTCTCCGCTGTCGTACGGGCGCCAAGTGTTGGGCTCGGCAATGGCTGCGGACGAGTCGGCTGCGAAGATGTTTGCCAACGGCATGAAGTTGGGCGGGGTGCTTTCAACCGACCAGATCCTCAATCCCAAGCAGCGGACAGAGATTCGCGACGACATGGTCAAGCAATACGAGGGCGCCACGAACGCCGGTAAGACCATGCTGCTCGAGGCGGGCATGAAGTACCAGCAGGTATCGATGACGCCCGAGGACGCCCAAATGCTGCAGACGCGGGCCTTCAACGTAGAGGAGATCTGCCGTTGGTTCCGTGTCCCGCCTTGGATGGTTGGGCACACGCAGAACTCGACCAGCTGGGGCACCGGCATGGAGCAGCAGATGATCGGCTTCCTGTCGTTCACTCTGCTGCCCTGGATCAAGCGCATCGAGATGTGCGCCAACCGCCGCCTGCTTCGCCCTGACGAGCGCCGCCGTTTCTACGTGAAGTTCAACCCAGAAGGCCTGTTGCGCATGGACAGTGCCGCACGCGCCGCCTTCTACAGCTCCATGACTCAGAACGGCATCTACACAAGCGACGAGTGCCGCGTGAAAGAGAACCTGCCACCCGAGGGCGGGAACGCCTCCAAACTCCGCGTTCAGTCCAACATGCTGCCGATCGACATGCTGGGCCAGGACCCAGGCGGTGCCAATCAGGCGAAGTCCGCATTGCTCGACTGGCTCAATGACCAGCCAAGAGGTAACACCCAATGAAATACAAGGATCGATTGGCGGCGGTCAAGTATCGCTCTTTCGACTATGACGTGAAGGCTGTCGGTGAGGACGGCCTTTTTTCTGGCTACGGCTCAGTGTTTGGCGTGGTCGACAGCTACAACGAAGTGGTAGCGCCTGGCGCGTTTCTCGAGTCAATCGCCGACGCCAAGACCAAAGGGCGCACTTTCCCAGTGCTCTGGCAGCACCGCACTGGCGAACCGATCGGCAGCTGGGATATCGACAGCCTCAAGGAAGATGACCGTGGCTTGTTTGGTGAGGGCCAGCTGTGGCTGCCAGACGCGCCGTATGCACGCATCGCCCAGCGCGGCATGCAGAGTCGCTCTATTACCGGCCTGTCGATTGGTTACTACGTCCGCGAGTCCAGCTTCGACGAGAAGACCCGCATCCGCACTCTGACGAAGCTGGATTTGATCGAAATCTCCATCGTTACAGTCCCTGCCAACGATGAAGCGCGAACCGACACCATCAAGTCGAAGCTGGCCCACGGCGGCCTACCTTCGATGCCTGAATTCGAGTTGCTCCTGCGCGAGGCAGGTTTCTCGAAAAGCCAGTCTGCGGTGATTGCCAACCGCGGCCTGCAGCACCTGCTCCGGAGCGAGTCCGCGGGCGACCTGGCAGAAATCGAACTTGTCGAGGCGATGAAGTCGCGCCCGGCACTGTCTCTCCCATCGTTTTGAGGATTCACCATGCATAACGCCATGAGCAACCAGGCTCGCTCCGAAAACCGCCAGTTCCAGCGCAAGGAACACGCCGACGACAAGATCCAGCTCAAAGCGGTCAATGACCTGCTCGACGAGCGTGATCAGGAAATCAAGGCCTTCGCTGTCAAAGCTGCTGCCGAGATCAAAGAGCACGGCACCATCCTGGCCGATACCAAGACCATCCTGGATGGACTGGTAAAAGACGGCCTGGGACTGCAGGATCGCCTGCAGGAGATCGAGCAGAAGATGGCTCGCCGCTTCTCGGCCAACGATCCTGTCGACGTGAAGTCAGTAGGCGAAGAGCTCTCCGAGTGCGATGACTTCCAAGCATTGCAGACTCGTGGGCGTGGTATCGCGCGAATCGGTCGCAAGGCTGTCACCAACATCACCAGCGCCACCACTGGTACTGGTGGCGTAGGCGTCGCCATTCAGCCGACTCGCCTGCCCGGGATCGTCACCGAGCCGGAGCGCCAATTCACCATTCGCGACCTGATCATGCCGGGCCGAACGTCCTCCAGTTCCATCGAGTACGTGCGTGAAAGCGGCTTCCAGAACATGGCAGCGGCCCAGGCCGGTGAAGGCGCGATGAAGGCCCAGTCGGACCTTTCCTTCGAGCTGAAAACCACGCCAGTTCGCACCATTGCTCACTGGTTCAAAGCCTCCAAGCAGGTCTTGTCGGACATCCCGCTGCTGCAAAGCTACATCAACGGTCGTGCCATCTACGGCCTGAAGTACAAAGAGGAAGAGCAGATCCTGGCGGGCGACGGTACCGGTCAGAACCTGCTGGGCCTGATCCCTCAGGCAACCGCTTTCAACGATGCGCTGCGCAAAGCCGGCGATACCAAGATCGATACCCTGCGCCGCGCGATCCTGCAGGTGCGTGTTGCCGAATACCGCGCCTCGGCCATCGCCCTGAACCCTGTGGACTGGGCCGACATCGAGCTGACCAAGGACGCTAATGGCTCCTACATTTGGGTCAACGTGCAGGAAGGCGGCGTGCAGCGCCTGTGGAAACTGCCGGTGGTGGACAGCAATGCTGTTCCAGAGGGTGAGTTCCTGGTTGGCGCCATGAACATTGCTGCGCAGGTGTTCGATCGCGAGGAAGCCGCGGTCGAGGTCTCCACTGAGGACGGCGACAACTTCCGCACCAACATGGTCACCATCCGCGCCGAGGAGCGTTTGGCGCTGGCGGTGTACCGCGAAGAGTCGTTCGTTCACGGCGAATTCGACGCCCCATAACCATCATCGGAGCGCGCCTCGGCAACGGGGCGCGGCATGCCATGCCAGAAGTCAGTGTCAAGACCATCAAGGGTTTCAACAACGACGGCGTCTACGCGAAGCGCGGCTCGACCATCGCGGTTGATGAGCAACGTGCCCGTGACCTGTTACGCAACGGGCTCATCGAGGAATACGACGTGAAGAAAGCCGAAGAGCCAGAAAACAAGAAGGCGCCGGAACCGGCCAACAAGGGCGGCAAGGGCGCGGCCACCAAGCCCAAGGAGTGATCCATGTCCGTGATCGCCATCGACCTGGCCATGCACCACCTGTTGGCCGAGCCTGAAGACCAGGTGCTGGTACAGGAGCAGCTAGAGGCGGCAGAAGGGGCGGCGATGCAATTCCTCAATCGACGGTTCTATCTGGATCAAGTAGCGCTCGACCAGGCCCGTGCCGGCGTGCCGGCGGCGATGAGGGCGGCTAAAGAGGCGAATGCCGCCGCCGTGGCTGAGGCCGAGGGCGAGCCGGACCACGCGCTACGCTGTCGCCTGCTCGAGCATGCCCGGCAGATACTGGCCGACGCCTACGATCAAGCCGACGCAATCGCCTATGGCATGGTGATCAATGCCCAGATCCAGGCGGCCTGCTTGCTCAAGCTGGGCCACTTGTTCGCCAATCGCGAGGATGTCGTCACCGGCACCATTGCCACGGAGCTGCCGCTGGCGTCCCAGCA